TAGCTAAGTACGCTATGGGTCATAACATCCTACGTCCTGCTTGTGCCATTTCTTTGAACGCTGTGTAAACAGTAATAGTTCTACTCTAAAGGGTGGGGAGATTAATTTCTCTCTGCCCTTTTTTTTCTTTTATAAAAGGAAAACTAATGAATCCAACAACCAAACTAGAAGCTGTTAATACCTTGTTGGCTACGATTGGTGAATCTCCTGTTAACTCATTAACCTCTGGTTTAGTGGAAGCTAGCCTTGCAGAACAGACTTTAGATAACGTAAGTCGTGCTGTGCAATCAATGGGCTGGTCATTCAATACAGACTTAACATTCAAGTTAATGCCTGATGCCAATAACGAGATTAACTTACCTGCCAACTGTCTTCATGTAGACACTACAGCACTGCGTATGTCCGCTGAGTCTGACTTAGTGCAACGTGGTATGAAGATGTACGACAGGATTAAGAATAGCTACACAATGGCAATACCAATTGAGGTGGACATGGTTGTTCTTCTTAATTTTGATGAGATGCCAGAAACCGCTAGACGCTACGCAACAGTAAGAGCTGCACGTATTCTCCAAGACCGTGTTCTTGGTTCAGATGCGTTACATAGTTTTAACTCTGCTGACGAAGAATCTGCATGGATAGCTCTTGTACACAACGAGTCCGATGTTAAAGACCTCAATATCTTTGATGGATGGGACACTTATTCAATTATAAACCGAAGAGGTTAACCGAATGTCTTTAATCTCAGGTTCTATTCCTAATTTACTTAATGGGGTGTCGCAACAACCTCCAAGCCTAAGACATGCAAGTCAAGCTGAAGTCCAAGAGAATGGCCTTTCGTCTGTAACACGTGGCTTAGAGAAACGCCCTTGTACTGAACACGTTGCCAAGCTAGCTGGGGTATCTACTACATCAAATGTATTCCTACATGCTATTAAATACTCAAGCGTTGAGGACTACACAGCAGTCTTTAGTTCCGCAGGCGTTAAGGTGTTCAATCAGGATGGTACAGAACTGACAGTTAAGGACGAAAACGGTAACGCTCTTACAACGCTCCCAACGTATCTTACTGGCATATCCAGTTTTGAGACCGCTATTAGTGCAGTGTCCGTAGGTGATACCACCTTTGTAGTTAACAAAGCTAAGACTATCCTAATGGACTCTTACGTACCTACAGCCCGACCTAAAGAGGCTATGTTCTACGTAAGGCAGGCTGATTATGGCCTAACTTATACCATTAAAGTAGGTAGTACGACCTCCTCATATACCACTCCAGACGGTAGTGTTGCAGCTCACGCCACACAGATTGGTACTGACTACATTGCTACTCAGTTATACAATGGCTTAGGGCTATCTTCAGGGTACTCTAAGGAAAAGATTGGCTCTGTAATATATGTAACCAACCCTAGTGTTGACTTCACAATCACATCGAGTGACGGTGCAGGCGATAGATTCCTCTACTCCTTCAAAGGCCAAACAATCGACTTTAAGAACCTCCCCCGTAAAGGTAAGGTAGGCTTTAAGATAATGATTGCAGGTAGTAACGAGAAGAAGCAAGACGACCATTATGTACACCTTACTCAAGGTGATAACACAAACAATGAATTGATCTGGAAGGAAACTGTAGGGGAACTTGCAGTAGACGGTACGGGACTTAAGAACCGTATTAATAAGCTTACAATGCCTCACCAGCTACGTAAGGAAGTAGATGGTACATTTACCTTTGCTCCTTTAACGTGGGATGACCGTGAAGCAGGGGATGCAGACACTAACCCTATACCTTCTTTCATTGACTATAAGATCAACGACATCTTCTTCCATCGTAACCGCTTAGGTTTCCTTGCAGATGAGAACGTTATCTTCAGTGAAGCTGGGGAGTTCTATAACTTCTTCCCTAAGACTGTCCTTACAACCTTAGATTCTAACCCAATAGACGTGGCTGTATCTAACAACCAAATCTCTATCTTGAAACATGCAATTCCTTTTAACGAGTCCTTATTGATCTTCTCTGACCTTACTCAGTTCATGTTGACAGCTTCCGAGTTGCTAACACCTGATACGGTACACATTGACGTATCTACTAACTTTGAAGCTAATCTTACTGCTAAACCAGTAGGTGCAGGTCGTTATGTATTCTTTGGGTTCTCTAAAGGTAAGTGGTCAGGTGTACGTGAGTATTATGTAGAGCAGGCTTCAGAAACTAATGATGCTGCTGATGTATCCGCACATGTCCCTAACTACCTAGATGGTACGATTAGAAACCTAGCAGCCTCTTCAAACGAAGATATGTTGTTAGTGCTTACTGAAGAGAAGCCTAATTCAATCTTTGTATATCGCTACTATTGGCGCGGTGAAGAGAAACTACAGTCTGCATGGTCAGAGTGGAAGTTCTCAGGCAAGGTAAGTTCCGTAGCCTTCAATGGCTCGACTATAAAGCTAATCATGCAGTATTCAGATGGTGTGTACTTAGAGAACCTAAGTCTAGCCAGTGATGCAGCTAGTCCTGATATGGTCTATACCGCTAACAAAGCTAACTATGGTGGAGGTGCCTTGCATCTCGATAGACGCTATAAGATGACCAGCAGTACGTTGCCTTATACTAACGCCACATCACTCTTTGTGAACACTACAGGTTCTTTAAGAACTCAAGCAGAGGCTATAACAGATGTAGCTGGTGGTGCAGTTATCTACTCAGGCATACCTTATACCTTCAAGTATCAGTTCAGTGAGCAAGTCTTAAAGCAGGACAATAAAGCAATCACAACTGGCAAGCTACAGCTTCGTACATTCCATATCGTATACAGCGATACAGCTTACTTTAAAGTCGAAAGCACTCCCAAGGCTAGAGATACCCAAACCCATGAGTTTAATGGCAGGGTCGTAGGCGCACTTAGTAACTTACTAGGACAAGCTAACCTTGCTTCAGGAAGCTTTAGGCTCTCTGTGATGACCAGCTCTAAATACGCCCACATCGTAATTACCTCAGACAGTTACTTACCTTGTGTATTCCAAAGTGCTGAGTACGAAGGCTTCTTAACTCAAAGAACTCAAAGGATTTAATTAATGGCCCATTACCGCGATTCCATACAGGAAGACGTGTTTGTGCTTGCTGCAAAGATGCGGCAGGCAGACGTGTTGGAGATTAAAGCATCTAACGGCGTAACGCCTCTTGAAGCTCTCCAAAGAGGCTTCGACATCTCTAACGCTCAATCTATTATTCACAATGAGGAGCTAATAGGAATGTTTGGATGCGCCCATATCGATGACCTTATAGGTTCTCCTTGGATGCTAGGTTCCGACAAGATTCCACAGATAAAGAAAGACCTACTTACGCAGTCAGTGGAATGGGTCAAAGAAGTAAATAAACAATACCCCCTACTCGTTAACTATGTAGATGCTAGAAACAAAGTGTCCATTAGGTGGCTAAATTACATTGGCTTCTCCTTTGTACAGCTACTACCTAAGTTTGGCGTAGGGGGTATCCCTTTTTATGAGTTCGTAAGGATTAACCATAATGTGTGACCCAGCAACAATCATGGCTGCTATGACTACCATTGCAGCGGCAGATGAACAACAGAAGCAGGCACAGGCTAATGAAAAGAATGCTAATGCTTCTTATCTCAATGATGCTCGTCAGCTTAATTTAAGACAACGCCAAGAAGAAGAAGCAGAGTCCCAAAGAGGGCAAGAAGCTGACATTCAGACCATGAAGGATGTCTCTAAAGCTAGAACAGCTTCAGGTGAATCAGGAGTATCAGGACTATCCGTAGATGCCCTAATGTCCGACATATTACGTCAGAATCTATTTGACGATACTAAAGGCACTTCTAATCTTGAGGCTACTAAAGCTCAGATAGGGGCGCAGAAAGAAGGCGCTAAGGCGGGACGGCAGTCTCGTATCAATGCAGTACCTTACCCAAGTTTCGCAGGGACAGCCTTACAGTTAGGTGGTCAAGCATATGAAGGTGGCTATTTTAAGGGGACAGACCCTTATAAAGCCCGTATAGCTAAGAAACCACCTTTCAAGCGGAAAGGTACAGGCCACCCTTCGGCTAATTAAAAACATCACATGAGGAGTTAGAGCCGTGGCTACTAATCGAGTACAAACCCAATATCAGCAAAATCAGGTGCGCCTGAGACCCCAAGCTTCACCCGTAGACACCTTTGTGCGCCCAG